GTGCCGTATCGACGTGCTGTATGGCTACTCGGTGATCCGTCCGCAGATGGCTGTCCGCCTCTGGGGCTAATGGTTAAATTTAAGGAGTAACTAAAATGGCACTTCCTAATGGTTCTGGTGGATATCAGGTTGGCGCGGGCGGTACTGAGCCGCTGTTTTTCCCGCAGGGCGCCCCGACCGCGCTGACGGCTGCTGCTACGGCAACGGCTGCTCAGTTGGTCAACGGCCTTTTCACCTTTAACGGTACGGCTGGCAACTTGACGCTGCCAACGGTGGCTCTCCTTGAGGCCGCCTATCCGTCAATGGCTGATAAGGTTGATTCGGCTTTCGACTTCTACGTCATCAACATTGATGCGTCGGGTTCGGATGCAATCACGGTGGCTGTCGGCACGGGCTGGACGCTGGTTGGTGCGGGTGCGGTTTCGGCGGCTTCGTCCGGCCACTTCCGCGCTCGTAAGACTGGCTCTGGCACTTGGACCGTCTACCGCGTTTCGTAATGGCAACGCCCTCGGCGGGGCAACCCGCCGAGGGCACCACCTAAAGGGGTATTGATATGCCTAATACACAGGCGATTGGTGTTGCTTTTGCGGATCAGGCGATTATCAACGGCTCGCTTGACTCGGCCACGCTCGTTAATTCCAACGTGCGTAGCGGATTCAGCGCAGCGCAGCAGGGCGCAACGATTACGACAACGGGCAATAGCGACGTGTTCGTCATTGCTCCGGTGTCGGGCGTTTTGTCGGCTGCGTGGTTCTCAGGCGTTGATGCGCTGGCTGCAAGCGATACTAACTACATTACGTTTACTATCACCAACCTTGGTACGTCTGGTTCGGGCACCGCAGCGATGCTGGCGGCGACCGATGCCAACACGACTAAGACCACGGGTGGCACCGCTTTGACTGCTAATGCTCAACGCGTATTGTCGCTGAACGGCACGGCAGCAAACCTTGTAGTGGCAGCCGGTGATCGTCTCCGTATCCGCGCTGCGGCAACGGGCACGCTTGCCAACACTGTCACGTTCCCGGTCTACATGCTCAACTTCAGCGTTTCGTAATATGTCCAATATCTACCTTCGCCACCCCAGACATGGGGAAAAAATTGCTATCTCTTGGCTGGAAGCGAGGGAAGATATGGAACAAGGATGGGAGGAGTTTGATCCTTCCAACCCTAATGAGTCTGAACCCTCGGCGTCGTCAGATGTGGCGGCGTCGGGGGATTCTCAGCATAATGCGTTGAGAACGCGTCGCCGCCGTAAGGAGTAAGTCATGGCTACAACTGCTGCCGATCAAATCAACGGCGCGTTGCGGCTGATCGGGCAGTTGGCCGAGGGCGAAGTCCCTTCTGCGGCCACGTCGCAGGATGCCCTCACCGCTTTGAACCAGATGCTCGACTCGTGGAGTACCGAGCGTTTGGCGGTCTACTCGACCCAAGATCAGGTCTATAACTGGCTGCCTAACGTCCGCACCATTACGATGGGACCGACCGGCGTGTTTGTAGCCGAGCGTCCTATCCTGATGGACGACGCCACCTATTTCCGTGATGCCTCGACCAACGTGTCGTATGGCATCAAACTAATCAATAACCAGCAGTACAACAGTATTGCAGTTAAAACGGTAACGTCCACGTATCCGCAGTTGATGTGGGTCAATATGACCTACCCGGACGTAGAGATCTATATCTATCCGGTGCCGACCAAGGTGCTGGAGTTCCACTTTGTGTCGGTGCGTCCGTTGGCTACTCCTGCCGCGCTAGACACTAACCTCGCGTTCCCGCCGGGATACTTGCGGGCTTTCCGATTTAACTTGGCTTGTGAACTTGCGGCAGAGTTCGGTGTCGAACCCTCTCCGCAGGTGCAGCGCATTGCTATGACTAGCAAGCGCGACTTGAAGCGCATCAATAACCCGGATGACCTGATGGCAATGCCTGCGGCACTGCTTGTCAACCGACCGCGCTTTAATATCTTCACGGGCAACTTCTAATGAAGACGCCGATCCTCGGGTCGTCGTATGTAATCCGGTCGGTCAATGCAGCCGACAGCCGGATGGTCAATCTTTACCCAGAAGTGATTCCCGAGGGCGGCAAGGAGCCTGCATACTTGCAACGCTGCCCCGGCTTGGCTCTACAGGCCACGATTGGCACTGGACCTATCCGTGGCTTGTGGTCGCTAGGCAATTACTTGTACGTCGTTTCTGGTAACGAGTTCTATAAGTTAGATTCTAACTATGCGCCTGCTGCGCTAAACCAGTTGTTGCTGGAAGACGACTCGCTAGTGTTGTTAGAAGATGGCAGCACTATTCTTTTAGAAGACGCTGCCTCTAGCGTTGTTGGGTTTGTCTCGGGCACAGGCCCGGTATCTATGGCCGACAACGGCACGCAAATCTTTATTGCTGCCAACCCTGACGGCTACATCTTTAACACGGCAACCGACACGTTTGCCCAGATTACTGACCCCGACTTTCCGGGTGCGGTAACGGTTGGCTACCTTGACGGTTACTTTGTATTCAACGAACCGAACTCGCAACGCGTCTGGGTCACAAGCCTATTGGACGGCTTGTCTATTGACCCCTTGGATTTTGCAAGCGCTGAGGGTTCACCAGACGGGCTAGTATCCCTGATCATTGACCATCGAGAGGCGTGGCTGTTTGGCACGAACTCCGTGGAGGTCTGGTACAACTCCGGCGATGCCGATTTTCCGCTCACCCGTATCCAAGGCGCCTATAACGAGATCGGCTGTATTGCGCCGTACTCGGTCGCCAAGATGGATAACTCCGTCTTCTGGCTCGGCGCAGACGCTCGGGGTCAGGGCATTGTGTATCGAGCCAATGGCTACCAAGGCGTGCGCGTATCTACCCATGCAGTTGAGTACGCCATTCAGCAATACGGCAACCTTGCCGATGCTGTGGGCTATACGTACCAACAAGACGGCCACACGTTCTACGTGTTGAACTTTACCAACGCAGATACAACATGGGTGTTTGACGCGGCGACAGGCTCGTGGCACGAGCGTGCTGGTTTCCGTAATGGCGACTTCAAGCGCCACCGTGGTAACTGCCATGCTCGTTTCAACGGTGATCCAATCATTGGCGATTACCAGAACGGTCGCCTGTATGCGTTTGATCTGGACGTGTACTCCGACGCTGGCGTTACGCAGAAGTGGCTGCGGTCTTGGCGTGCGCTGCCAACCGGCGGTAATGATCTAAAACGTACCGCTCACCACACGCTTCAGATTGACTGCGAGACAGGCGTTGGCTTGCCGGGTGTTGATGCGTTTGACCCGGCCACAGAGATTACGACTGAAACGCAAGTCATCATTAACACTGAGACTGGCGCACCGTCGCTCAACGCCAACCTTGGAACCAACGTACCACAAGATATTGAGACTCAGACCTGCAACAACATACTAGGTGTTGTGCAGGACGATGGCTTGAGCCTTGCGATTGAGACGACGCCTGTTGTTGGCGCTAACCCGCAGTTGATGCTGCGATGGTCTGACGACGGCGGTCATACGTGGAACGGCGAGCGCACTGTGTCGATGGGTCGCACTGGTCAATACGGCACTCGCGCTATCTTTCGACGCCTTGGCATGACTTTGAAGTTGCGTGACCGCGTGTACGAGATCAGCGGCACCGATCCGGTCAAGGTCGCCATCATGGGCGCTGAACTGCAACTGAGCGGCACTTCGTCGTGACCCAGAACATCACGCAAATCCCTGCCCCGCGTGTGCCGTTTATTGACGAGCGCACCGGCCAGATTTCGCGTGAATGGTTTCGCTTTCTTAATAATCAGTTTCAGTTAACTGGTGGTGGTACTACGCAGACCACCATTGCTGACCTTGAATTAGCGCCAGCGTTGGCGGCTAACGTCGAGGACGAGTTGGCGGTAGTCAAGGGGCAACTAGACGATCTGCAAAAAGGGCCGCCTCGGTTTGAACCGGGTCTTATCAACTACGGTTCGTTTTTCTCAACGCAGACTCAAGCGGCAACGGTCATCAACACGGCCTACGCCATCACGTACAACAATGCTGATCCGGCGTATGGCGTTTACCG